CTGTGCTTAATTTAAGGAACTTGTCAAGGGTCATGCTGTCATTATCGTCATCATTGCCCGATTCACCAGGCTTTGCACCCTTGAAGCTTGGTTTCTTTTCGGTTTCAAAAAGGAACTTGGAATCTTCTGCACTTTGCAGCTTCTTTATTTGGTCAGCCAATCCTTTGATTGTTCCATCTTCAAGAAGTTCCGCATTTTCAAGGTCAAGTAATGCTTTGACTGCCTTGACATTCTTTGCTTTTGCTTCCGTAAGTGCAGAAGCAATTGCAGTGTCAATCTTCAACTGCTTAATTTCAGCAGCATGTGCTTCATCTTTTGCTTTATTTTCAGCTTGAAGGGTTTCAATTTGCTTCTTCATAGCTTCCACATCACCAGTGGAATTTTTCAAGGATTCAAGTTGTCCTTCCAATGTAGCTTTTGCAGCTTCAAGGTTCTTCTTTTCAGTATTCACTTCATCAAACCTTGCCTTTGGAATAAACCCCTTCAATTCTTCCGCAGAAGCATCAGCAACCTTCTTTGCAGTTTCTTCATCAAGTCCTAATTTCACCAAATCTTCTTTTTTCATAGTTTTCACCATATCCTTTCAAATTCATTTTTGACCTGGTTCAGTCCAGTATTATTTGTCTTGTTCTTTTTCGCCTTCAATACCAAAAAGGCGGTTTCTTCACTTCAATGAATCAATCTTTGCTTGAATCATATCAATGTAATTTTCATCATCTGATACCCTGATATGACTTTCTAACAACCAAACACTGTTGGTCTTGGGAAGTAGTTTTCTTTCTACATTCCGCTTTACCACAAAAGCAATTTCACGCTGCTGCACATGGGTGTGTTTGCTGAAATCAAGTGGGTCAAAAACAATGTATGATTCATTAAAGCGGGATTTCTTGATTTTCAGCAACGAATCACCTTCTTTTCAGAACATCCCTGAAAAAGTGACCCTCTAAAATCCGTTTTAAGCCACTTAAAAAAGTTTTTAGGGATAATAGTACCCCCAAATTATCACTATTTCATCACAATCACCCCTTAAAATTGACATAGAAAAAGCACCCTTATTCAGGATGCTTCATCAGTAGAAACACTCATTCTAACTGTCAAGTTGTTCAAAAGCTTCTTCAACAGTTGACATTCGGATGCTGTCACCATGTACAAAAATCAGCAGGGGAACACCAGTGAAGGAAACATCTTCACCTTTGAACACTGGTTCATAAGCATCAAATTCCTTCCACTTTCCAATGTACAGAACATCATCATAACCCTGTTTCTTTGCAAAGGCTTTTACTTTTTCAATTTCCATCACTTCACCCCTTCCATGATATAGTTCACCACATCAAGGTTGAACTGTTTATCATCAATTCTTAAAATCTTTGGTGGTGTGGAAACCTTGACCCCACCAATTGACATTGTAAACTTCAACCTGCCAAGGTATGCATTGATTTGTTTCCCAGTGTAAGTCTGCCCTGTTTGTGGGTCATATAATCTTAAAGCACCTTGTTCATCCCTGTCCATTGAAATAATATGTCCTGACCTGCTTCTTCCTTTCCAAGAAAATTGAAGCGTGTACCTTTTCTGTGCTTCAACTGTCTTTTCAATGAAATCATAAAACTTCTTCACAGTATTTGCAGCTTCATCAAAGATATAAGCAGGGTGTTTACCAGTTGCAGGGTCAATCCATGCCATATTTGTTTGCCTGGAAAGCTTATCAAGCATTGAACCCTTTGTATTCGGTAAGGTCTGAACATTGTAACCACGCAACCTTGCTTCATAGGTAACAACACAACTTTGACAGTTTATCTGATACCCATGACTTTGTTTGAAGTTCGGATTCGGTTTTCCACCATTTGCTTCATCCCTGGTCATCATCTTACCACGCTTCACACCTGCAATTTCTTTGGGGAATAGTGGTTCATCAATTATATCATTTTCTTTGACTTCTTTCAGTCCTGACTTTGAACCATCTTCAACAAAGGTCTTTTCCCATTCCTTATAATTCAACCTGCTGTCAACATAATAGGTCTTACCATCTTCACCCCTTGCTGCCCTTTCTGTGAAGTTATCATCAAAATAGGGAACAGTGGTTGTTCTGCACCAAGGGTGGAAGGGTGGGGCAGTGACACCTGGTTCAAAGTTCTTCATGTCAAAAACCTTTCCATCAAGTTCCCTGCAAATTTCTGATGTACTGCTGTCCAGGGTTGCAACAATTTCAAACTTTTCAACATCCAGTGCATTGAATGCATCCTTCTGTGACTGTGATGAAAAATAAGCTGATTCAGTCATGACCAATCTTCCTGCTTGACCCATGGATGACTTCATTTTCTTTGCAATAGCTTTGATTGCATCATCAGGTGCTTTTCCAAGCATAAATGTTCTTGTAAGCTGTGTTTGAATCTCATTGATAAGGGAAGTCTTATTTGACCATATTCTTTCACTGAAATTCTTCCCATCAGTTGCCCATGGTTTTGAAATTAACCTTTCAAGTGTTCGGTCATCAACTGCTGCAATATCCCATCCAATATTGAAACCCTTTTGAATCTCATATACTGTATGGTAATAGTTATGCAGGTAATTCTTTTTAAGCAGCTTGTCAACTTCATCAACCTGACCACCAAACAACTTTTCAATGGTCTGCTGTGTTTCAATTCTCAAAGCTTCAAGCCTGGAAATATGAAACCTTGCTGATGCATTTTCAAGTTCCTTCATCCACATGGGGTTCAGTGCATTTTGTTCACCATACTTAATGAATTCCTTTACATCCCATTTGAATTCAGCCAGTTCACCAGATGTCAGCAACTTCCTTGCTTCTGCCATTGTGATTTGGTTGTTCTTTGCAAACCTTTGATACCAGGTTGAAATCTGCCTTTCAATTTCCCTTTCTGCTGCAATATATTGTTCCTGAATAGTGTTGAAAGTAGAAATAGCATTCTTATTGGATGCAGCTTCAAGCTGTTCAAACCGTATCTTCCAATAAGCACTATTCTTCATCTACAACACCACCTTCACCAGGGTAAGGCTTGAAGGCATTCTGATATTCTGCCATTGCAGCTTCTTTTTCAGCTTTCTTCCTTTCCAGTTCAGCTTGTGGGTCATCAACCCAAGGATGCTGTGATACAAGGGTTTCATCAGAAAGAATTCCAATTGATTTGTTGATGTTTTCAATGACTTCTGCTTCATTCATCAACATGTCACGATTGAATATAATTTCAACTGGTTCATCCTCAAAGTCACCAAGACCAGTGTTTGCAAAATGACAATTGATAAACCAAAGTAATTCTTCAAATGCAGCTTGATATTCGGTTTCCATTTCATTTGCATCCAAGTCAATATCAGAATACATTGATTGAATATTCATCTGATTTGGTTCACCTGAAAGTCTGTCATCCTTTGCATCATAACCCATTGCATTTTCAATAATTGCTTTCTTGAATATCTCAATAATTGCCTTGTAGTTTTCAGCATTCACTTCAACCTGCAATGTTTTCAGGTCACCTGCTGCACCATCAACTGTTTTGACTTTAACTGCACCATAGGTTGCCAGGTTCTTTCTGAATTCACCAAGTTTTTCACCATCATAGTTCACTAAAACAAGAATGGTGTTCCTTGCATCTTCTTCCATATTGTTTTGGAAGTTGGAAAGGATAATATTCAAGCCATCCTGCAAAGATTTCACATTCTTGATAAGTGGTATTTCCTCACTGTTGTATTTGAAGGGAATCAGCGGAATTCTTGACCAGTTCCATCCTTGGTCATTGCCTTCATGGTCAGTGGTGGTGAAGTAATTTGCAAAGAAGGGATTGTCAGGAACAAGCCTTCCATCTTCCAGGGTGAAGTAATGAATTCCATTTTCATCATAGACTTCAACTTTTTCAATAGTCTTTTCCTGGTCACCTTCATAAGCAATGACTTCATATATCCTGATTGCATAATCAAGGATGGTGTGGTCTACATCACGCCACCCAGGGATGATTTCATAAGCTTTGAACTTCTTTAAGGTGAATTCACCATGTTCATTATAGTAAACATACAACCATCCAATGCCTTCATTCAGTGAATCTTTACCCAGGTTCTTCATCAACCGCATAAACCGCTTATTGAATATCTGTGTCAACAGCTTATCATAAATTTCATTTTCTGTTCTGATTGCTATTGGTTGACCAAGCAGGTAATTTGTCTTTTGATTGACCATCTTCTTGTACTGGTTATCAACAATCCTGTTGTTTGGAAGGTTGTCAATTTCGGTCAATTCACCACCTTCACCAATAACAGTCCTTTTTCTTTTCAGGATGTCATGGTTACCTGCAAAGTACCTTTCACCATCAAACATTTCTTTTCTTCTTCGACTTGCCTTGAACCGCTGAATTTCAAGTTCAATGAACCGTTCATCAGTAATCACTGTTTCAGCACCCATTCTGATGATGTTGTTCACTCTTTCAGTTTCAGATTGAAAAAAGTTAAACACGATTCATTCACCCCCTTTCATTACCTCATATATGATAACACCAAGAAATACAATGTTTTCAAAGTGTTTTGTTACTATCATGTTACTAATCAAAAGAAAAAGACTTCCCTTTGACAAATTCTTCAAGGGCATATCTCATTGCATCCATCAAGTGGTTAAAGTCATCAATAGGGATGTTCAACTTCTTTCCAAACTTATCTGTATCCCAGGTATAGTTGCTTATTTCAGTGATGAAGTTTACACACCTTGGGTGAATGATAATTTTGAAGTCCTGGATAAAGTCAATTCCATTATTCACACTGTCTTTTCCTTTTCTTGCAGCAGTGATGTTTGAAAGACCAATATCACGCAACCTGTCAATTGACTTCGGTTCTGCTGAATCTGCTCTGATTCGTTCCTTTCGGTATCCCATATTTGTGACTTCCTTTGCAATTGCTTCATTAGACATACCTTTTTTATACATTTCGTCAAACACATAAATGACCTTGCCTTTTAAGTCAATCATTCCGCACCATAGAGCAGAAGGGTCATTGGTATATCCAAAGTCAAGACCAAATGCTGACTTTATCCCTGGAATTCGCTTAATTTCTTCCAGGTCAAAAACTTTTTCTTCCCAATTTTCAAAGACAAGACCATCAATAATTCCCCATTCACCAAGACCTGCAACCCTGTATCTTCTTGGGTTGTTTTTCTTCATGGTTTCAAAGACTTTTCTGTCTGCTTCATCAAGGAATTCATTCATTAAGTAATTGGTTGTTATTGCAAGAATGTCAGGGTCAGGTGGTGCATCAAAGAACCGCTTTTTTATCCAATGGTGTTCATTCCATGGGTTAAATGTCAATGTAATTTGTTTGAACAAACCTTCTGAAACTTCACCACGAATAGATTCATCAAGCATATCAAAATCAGATTCTTTCATGATTTCATATGCTTCTTCAATCCACATCCAACATAAATGACCGACTTCAACAGTTATGGATGTAACTTTCAATGGGTCATCAAGACCCCTGAAATATATCTTTTGACCTGTTGGAATATATGTCATTTCAAGTGGTGATTCAGTAACCTTCCAAAAGTCTTGAACACACAACCTGTTAATCGCCCATTTTAATTCAGTAAAACAGGAATCTTTCAATGTTCGGAATGTTTTTCTTATGACCAGGGTGTTTGCATCAGGATATTTCATCATGTTGGTAATATACCAAAGTGCAGCAGTCTTTGATTTCTTGCTTGCTCTTGAACCCTTTACAATTCGGTATCTGCCTTTGAACTTCCAAAACTTGTTGTATTTCTTCCCAACAACTTTCTTCAATGAAATATTCAACTTTTGCATGTTCATCACCGCCTTTTTATGGTGCAATAAATATGCAATGCTGATTTTACAGGCTTTTTAATGGTATTTGTTACTAACCTGTTACTAATCATCTTCATCATCTTCATCCATGTCATCCTGAATGACAACAGGAATTGCACCTTCAAACTTAATTTTGTCATCAGGCTTGAATCCTGCCCTATCAAGTATATCTTTTGCAACCATGTACCTGACCATTTCGCTTTTAGCATTTAAAAGATTCGTATGTGTTCTGAAAGCTTTTGCAGCAAGTGACTGAATGCTTATTCTAACAAGTGCATCCAGTTCACTCATAAATTCTTTATCCTTTTTCCATGTGCAGATTGTCTTTTCAGTAATGTTAATCTGTTTTGCAATTTGCTTCTGTGTTAATTCACCTGATGCCATTAGTTCAATGCACTTTTTTTGTTTTGAACTTAACATTCAATCACCCCCTTTTATTAACATTCATTTACTATTTTGCTTTCATCATGTGGTATGAAGTATCATTTTTATGCTGCTCTGTATGACAATCATGACATAAACACATTCCGTTCTTAATATCAATCCTTCCTTGTGGGTAATCTGCCCATTTAATAATGTGATGTGCTTCAAGTCTATTTGTCGAACCACATAATTCACATTTACCTTTTGAGATTATTTTATTTGTCCATTCCTTAACTCTTGTATCATTTCTATCAAATGGATATAAATTTTCATCTGATAAAAGTATTTTTACAAAATCGGAAGGAAGCATTGCTTTTA